CAGAACTTCCGTATGGAAATCTTACATTTGATCTTATTCCGTTTTGTCTCATTTTTTTCCTCCGTTTCTAAATATTTGTGTACCCTTTATACCATATATGCTCGCCACGACAAGGATCCACAAATTTGTAAACCATGACGGGAGCTGTGAGAACATGTCAAAAAACAATTTGACTTTGTCCATTGCGGTCGGATCATCCGATACGACTGCCCAGGCCAGCACCAACACGGGCAAACTTAAAATTATCAAAACGGCCTCGTCCTTCCAATCTGATTGTCTAGCTTCTAAAAGTTTTCCCTGGTAAGCTTCTTGCCCTTGGGCCATCTTAGTAGCATGCATCAGTTGTGCATCTGACATAGCCATCTTCGTTCTCTGCTTGTTAGCATAGATTTTACTGCCAGCAGAAACGGCTAATTTAATTGCCGATAACCACATAACCTAATACCAAGTAGCTTTAACAGGTTTTTTGTCTGCTCTCATTCTTCTAGTCCCTTTAACATCAACTGTTTGTGATGTAGTAGGATCAGTAGCTTCGATGACAACACCGCCTGTTTTATAACCATCTTTACCAACACCTAATTCTGTAACAGCTTTAGGATCTTTTGCTTTTTTGATCATATGTTTCTCCTTAATAATATTATAATTAATTTTTCTTGAAATTTCTACCAAAATCGTGTCGTTTGCTATCATCAGCCATAACTTGTTTGGTTAGCGAAGTAGCTGCTCTTAATTCTGCTAGATCTTCGTTTTGCTCAAGCTTGTTTTCTTGATTTTGTTGATTCATCAACGCTCTCATTTTGTCAAGGTTAAGTCTTTCCTGACCTTCGTCTTCTTTTCTAGCATTATCTGCTGCTCTAAGGTCTAGTTCTCTTGCTCTAAGTTGAGCAATTGGATCATTTGAAAAATCTCCTAAGATTTCTTTCTGTTCTTTTAGATATTCTTCCATCATTTCTGCAATTAACACAGCTTTTCTAGATTCTATCTTTAAACTAGTCTGTTGCATTAGTTGTTTTGTCTGTGGATTCTGCATCATCTGTGGATTTTGTGCCATTTGTTGCATTTCTACTATTTCTTTTTGGAATTCCATTTCAATTTGCTCTAAAGCCATTAAAGAAATGTGTTCAAAAATATTTTTTTCTAACATCGCTTGGATTTGTGGATTATTTCTAGCCATATTAGTTCCCATAAATGCTAAATGTGCTGTCATGTGAGCTCTATGGTCTTGTCCAGGAAATGCTTGAAACTTTTGTCCTGTTATTGCATCAATATGTTCAACTGCAGGATCTTTTGGAACTGGTTTGACAGGTGGTTTTAAAATTAAATCTATATTTTTTACACCGATCGCTGAATACATAGATCTATAGGCTTCATATAGATTATGCATTTGAGGATTCGATTGTGCTAATTGTAATTCTGTTTGTGCCATAGATATTCTTTGAGTCTGCGAGAATATATTTGGATCTGCTACTGGTACAACATCTACTTTGTCATCAAAGTCACTAACTTTAATTTGTCTTTGTCCACCAACAACATCATATGGATACTCTTGAGGTAGATATGTTTTAAAAACTTTAGTTAAAAGTTTAAACTCATTCTTTAAACTAGCATACAATCTTTTGTGGATTGCAGACATAGTTCTACTTCCTCTTTCCAACAGCGCTACTGTCGTCCCAACGGCCGCTTGTTGATTCCCATCTCCTATATTTAAGTCAGCTATCGCGGCAAATCTTTGCCCGGCTGATACAACGACACCCATAAGTTGAAGTAAAGTTTGAGACGGTTCTTTAAATGGAAGCATCATAAATGCATCTTTGATGCTGCCACCAGGCGCATCTACATCTCTGAATTCTCCAGGTTGAATTGCTTGTACATCGTTTTGTACTCTTATTCCTCTTTGCTTAAACCCAGCAGGTAAGTTTGCTAAAGTTCCGGCATCTAATAATTGTCTTAGTGCTGCAGTTGCAGTTCTACTTAATCCACCGATCATATGGATTAAACCAAAGCCATAGAATCCTAGCCCAGGTAAAAATTTAAAATGAACAAAGTATTGGATTTTCTTTTTTAATGGATCGCCAACAGCGTAGTTTCTTCTAATAGATAGAATCTTTGTAGAATACTCATCGACCGTTACAATATAAGGAAGCTTTATTCCAGTCATTTCCCCTTCGGGTCCTCGGTCCTCAAAGCCTTCTAGGTCAAGGTTAACATGACATTCTAATAATGTAAATACTTCAGGATCTCTTCCTCTAGTTAATCCTTCTAACTCATGTTCTTTTTTACTTAAATCAGACTCAGGATCATAACCAGGTTTTATTTCTATATCTCTATAGAATCCTGCTACTTGTTGTTTACGTAAATCATTCTCACCCATTTTAACTAAGTGTACAATCGCCTCTGCATCTTCTAATGAAGTCGCTGCATAAGGAACTATTAAATCTTCAGCAGGTACAAATTTTGAAACTGCTCTACCTAACATGTCATCATAGTAAACTTTTTTAAATGATGATCCTGCTAGTGGTAAATAAAATAACATCTGATCAAATTCTGGTTCATACTCTTCCATGACATCCATAATTTGATAGTTCATAAAATCTTTTACTCTTTCTGATTGTTCTTCTTTTTCTTTTGAAGAGACACCAATAATTTGAGTTCTTACTGGTCCGTCAGCCGGAAGTAATTCTTTATAAGCTTGAGCTTGGAATTGTGTAACCGCTTCTGCTAGTACTGGGTGCGTAGCTCCACTTGCTCCTTGAAAAGGTTCTGTTCTTTGATCATATTTAAATCCTAATAGATCTAAACCTTGAGTATAAGTTCTTTCCCAATCTGCACGAGATTGTTTGTAGTCTCGATAGTTTTGAGTTAACTCTGAGCCAAGAGGTTCTAAGACTTCCTCTGGTAATAATTCTGCTAAATTATCGTAATGATTTTGTGATTGTGCTTGATTAAAAGCCCCTGGCTCAAAGTTAATTTCTACTCCACCGTCTTCGGTTGGATTAATTTCTGTTTCTCCTTGATCCGGGAGACTTTCTCTAATTTCAACTGTTTCTGATTCTGATGTTTCTGGTCCATCAATTTCAATACTTTTTCTGACTTCGTTTGGAAGCGCCTTATCTATGGTAGCCATATATTACTCTCATTTATTTTTTAGCAGGTTTGACAAGTATAGTCTTATTTGGCTTAACATTCAAGCCTTGTGAATCAGGTCCCTTGACAGGTGGTATTTGATCCCATTTAACATTAGGCATGTTCTTAGTTAACGTAGGGTTTTTATATTTACTTGGATGTTTAAATTCGTGAGCCATTAATAGTAATTCCTTTTTCTAATTGGTTCTGGTTCATCTCTATAATCTTCTGGATGGGAAATCAACCCACCTTGTCTAAATCTTAATACCGCTTGTGTCATACTATCAACAAGGTCATCGTTGTCACCATGAGGAAACGCCGCACATTCTTCTATTACCTCTTGTGCAAAGTCCTTGGCACACGGAGCATAAATCGTACCAGACTCAAACAGAGGGGCGACCGCATTCACACGACTGTGCTTGTCATTGCCTTTAGAGGGAGTAAAGTTGACTACTGGTATTCCCATCTGTCTGAGCTCATACGTTAGAGGAAGACCCGAAGCCTTCGCTTCCACCAACACTGTTTCAGGTTGCCAGTAATCATATTGTTCCTTGGCCTTACGTCGTAGTTCAGGGAACTCTAATCTTTCTTTAACGGCATCCAATAAAATTAAACTTTGAGGACTATCTTCAGTTTCTCTAAAAATTCCCCAGGTAGTAATAGCAGAGTAGTCTGCTGTTTCTTTTTTCATAAACGCTGTATCATAACTTTGAATAACATGTTCTAAGTTTGGAATATGATCCTTGTCCCAATCTTTCCACCATTCTCTTTTAATAATGGCACCTTCTTCTGCTGTTGGGTTTTGCATATACTGTGCATTCCATTTTGATAAACCCGCTGCAGATTTAGTTGCAAGTAAATCTTCTAGTTTCCAATACTCTGGCCATACAGGATTGCCACTTGGCATAATTGCTGGAAACTCTACTACCTCCCATTGGTCAGCATTTTCTCCAGAAGATGCTTTTAAAACTTCTGCTGTTAAATCTTTTGTAGACCATCTCGTCATTACAATTACAATTTTTCCACCAGGTTGAAGCCTTTGCCGTGGTCCACTGGTATACCATTCATAAGTCCTTTCGAATGCTGTTGGACTATAGGCATCTTGCTCAGAATGTGGATCGTCAATAATTAATAAATCAGCACCCCTTCCGGTTACTGCACCTTGGACACCGACAGCGAAGTATTCACCACCTTGAGAAGTTTCCCAACGACCTGCAGCTTTAGAATCTTCTTGGAGTCTTGTATTAAATAATTCTTTGTACTCATGACTATCCATCAAGTGTTTTGTTTTACGACCAAATCTTACAGCTAGTTCTGCTGTGTGGGTTGCTTGAATTATTTTTAATTTTGGATTGTTACCAATCATCCAAGCAGGTAAAAAGTAGGAAGCAAATTCAGATTTAGTATGACGGGGTGGCATGTTAATAATTAATCTGTTTGCAGTTCCAGCAAGTAATTTATTAAATTTTTCAGAAATGGTTTTGTGATGGGACCCCTCGATAAAATCAGGCCAAATATGTTTTACAAAAGTTAGAAAATCGTGTTTGATTTTAGTATCTTTTTTTCTCTTAACAGAATTTAAAATATCAATTTTTAATTGCCTTCTTACTTTCGGATCCGTAATTTTATTTATTTTTTCTATATCAAGCATAATTTTTAATTATGGTACCAAAAAGTTTTATACACGATCTTATGTCTAAAACCAACTATAAAGGGTATACGTTAGGATCCCTATCCGCTAAGGGGTGATTGACTTTATGTTAATGTTCAAAATCTCAAATCGTTTAGGGTCCCCTTCTTAGGGTGGGACCCGCCCTCATGCACTTAGAATGGTGCGACATCTTGTCGCACCACTAGATCTAGTGTATGCAATTACTGCATACACGCAAGAGTTTAAGCAGACTCCTTCTTAGTTTTATCCTTAGTCATTCCGTTAGCCAACACACCAAGTTGCATCATTGTCATTTCTACAGCAAAGATATCTATCTTCTTTCTTTTACCTCTCATCTTTCTTAACTCTGTATACATATCCCAAATGAACTTTCTTACTTCTTCTACTTTTTTAGTGTCGATGTTATTCATGTTGTTTTCTCCATTGTTGTTGTTTATTTTTGACATGCATCTTTATCGCACAGATCTATTTTTTTTGATATTGTCATTATTGTCGCACCCTCAAATTAAATTAAGGCCCTGTTTCCAGGGCCTTAACCAACAACAACTCTGTTTACTTTAGCTTATTGCGCTCAAAGCTTTCAGTTAATTTTCTCTGTCTATTCTGGAACTCGATTGCTTCCTCGGTTCCCTTCCATCCCAGGTACGCTAAGACTCCAATGATAGTGAGACCCAGGACGTAACCGATGGCAACTAAGAACACAATATCGCCTGGCATTATAACCACTCCTTCCGCGCCGCAGATTTGATTAAGATCGCCGGTCCCATGATCACGTCGCTTGGACCAAAGAACTTAGTCCAGATCATCGTCGCGCTTGGGTTAGGCTGTAGGCCAAGCAGCTTGCCTTCCTCGTTAACAATCATGTAGTCACCGTTAGGAAAACTAATTCCTTCTACGTAACCGCCTACAAACTTTTGCGCTTCTTCTAGACTTGGTTCGTCTTTTTTGTCTTCTATTACTTTGTACATATTTCTCCTTTTGTTGTTTTCTTTAATATAAACATTTATATTTAAATTAGAACATGACACAGTGTCACAGGGTTGCTAGTGCCGTAAGGAAAGGAATTCTTACGTTTTTTGATCACTAACAACCCATGAAGGTTTACCAGGCCTTCATATATATATGTGATTTTTTTGTGTATTTGTGTCATGACACAGTGTCGCAGTTTTTTATTTTTTTTGGGTGGGTCCCGCCCACATGCACTAACCATGCAAATTGTCGCAGGGCTATATGTCGCAGGTCAATGTGTCATGGGGCGATTTGACTCGCCCCATAATTCTAGTTAGAGTTGTGCACTTTCAGGAAACTGAAGACACAACTGTTCTTCATCTTTGTCCATATCAGCTAACTGTTTTTCTAATTCTTTGCATTCCTTTATTAGTTGGATTTGCAAATCTTTATTAGCAAAGATACGACC